CTATTGGATTGCCAGTGCTTGCGATAAGGTAGTCGCCGCCCCTTTTGCCGATGCCATTGGCAGTATAGGCACGATGATGAGTTTCCAAGATTTTGCGCCTTTCTTAGAAAAGTACGGCGTGAAAGTTCACGAACTCTACGCACCCGAAAGCACCGAGAAAAACAAATGGTATCGCGACCTCAAGGAGGGCAACGAGAAAACCGTATTACAAAACCTATCCGATACTAACGCCCGCTTTATTAGCAGCGTAAAAACCTACCGCCCCGATGCCAAAGAAGAAGTATTTAAGGGCAACACTTACAGTGCCAAAAAAGCCAAATCATTAGGATTGATAGACGAAATAATGACACTTAACGAAGTGATTAGTCAATTAGCTAATTAGCCATTGACAAATTGACAAATCGACAAATTGACAAATTAAAAAAAGTATGAAACACGCAAAAATCGCCGCCTTACTGGCATTGGCCAGTATCGAGCTAAAAAGCCCCTTATTTGGGAATGAAAAATTTGTAGAGCTCAAAGAATCGCAGCTCGACAAGATTGAAGCCGCCTTAGTAGCTGCTGAAGCTGCTGCCAACAACACTGCCCTCGAGCAGCTTATGGCAGAACTGAAAGCCAATAACGAAAAGCTATCGGCTGAAAAAACAGCCCTTACCGCTGAAAAAGAAGCCCTCGCCGCGCAAGTAACCACCCTTACTGCTGAAACCGAGAGCCTCAAAACCGAACTCAACAATCGCCCTGCTCACTCATTGCCTGCTAACGACGGCAAAGAGTCAGCCGATAACAACGGACTTATTGACGGGTATTTAGACCCTAACGATGCTCACAACAAATTCTTAAACGAAATTTAACACTATGCCACAAGAAAAAACAATGAACGTAGAACAGATTAAAAATGAACTACTTCGCTACATCAGCACCAAGCCTAAATTATTGCAAGCTGCAATATTGTCTAAAGAGATTTTACTCAATGCACACTCTCGTACCCTCACCAAGGTCAGAGGCGAATACGTATCGTTGCATTCGCTCATAGGGCACGTAGTACAAGGCTTCAACTCCAAAAAGTGGACGCCTTATGGCGAATTGCAATTCCGCAAAAAAATAATGAAAAACTTCCACCAAAAAGTGGATTTTGAACTCGATCCCGCCGAAATTATAGGCACTGTACTCGAAGAGATGTACGACGAAGGAAAGAGTTTAAAAGATAAATCAATCTCTAAACACGCTATTGATTTGCTTTTGAAAAAAATCATCTCCGACGTGAACATCTTATCGGTTACAGGTAAGTACGATGCCTCTAAGATAGGACTTGCTACCCCTGAGTTTGGCACTTCTATGGACGGACTTAACGAAATCATCGCCAAAGGACTGAAGAATACCGAAAACCCGTACTTCCTCATTCCTGCCGATGCTATCACCAGCACTAACATCATCGATGTAGTAACCGCCTATGAGCGAGGTTTGCCTGCGGGAGCGAAAGATCAAGTAAAGAAAATCTTTATGAGTGTTACCGATGCTGAGAACTACCAAATTGCCTACGAAGATAAGTTCGGGCAAAACAAGTTCCAAGACAACGCGCTCAAAACCCGTTTGGGTAAACGCGAAATCGTGGCTATCCCTAACCTCAAAGACGGTACCATTGTATCAACCGTCGAAAATGGTTTTGTAAAAATGGTAGACATCATCGACAATCCTGCAACTATCACCGATGTACAAGTAGATAAACGTATCTTGAACATTTTGGGTGAATTTACTTTAGGCTATGATTTTGCAATCAATGAGCTTACTTATGTGTACACTTCCGACGGCACCAAAAAACGCGGATTGAACAACAAAGACCTCAATGAACTCTATTACCCTGAAGAAAAAGGATTAGAAGCATAATTCACCAATTAGCAAATTAGCCAATGTGCTAATTTGCTAATTGACAAATCGACAAATTAACATTATGGCAAAAGAAGAAAAAAATACACCCGTGTCAGAGGCCTCTACCGAAAGCAACGACACTCAAGTACAAGCCCTCAACGAGCGCGAGGCTGCTCTCAACGAGAGAGAAGAAGCCCTCAACCGCCGTGAACACGCACTGAATGAGGTTGAAAAACATCTCAACGCACGCGAACAACAACTCGACCAATATGAGGAGCAACTTAAGGGAACCCCTGAAGAACCAACAGCAGAAGCGCCTCACAAAGGTCACGAGTTTACATTTCGCAATGTGAATTACAAATTTACCGACGACGCGCCTAAAGTGTTGCGCATCGGCGGTGAAGCGCTCTCACAAGAAGAAATTGCTAATGACGAGGATCTACTCCTCCAACTCATCGGCGGACAATCTCCGTTAATTAGCAAATTAGCAGATTAGTAAATTAACAAATTAAGATTATGGCAAAAAATTGTTTCGATAACGTCCCACACGAAAGCCTCGATGCTTGTCCTAACGACGAAGTAAGCGGAGGCATCAGCACGCGCATTTTGTACGCCCCTAAGGCGTTTGTAGATAAATGCGTATTGCCCGCCAATACCGGCGAACTTGGCAAAGCCAACACCATCGAAGACGGCAACCTTACCCTTATTGCTTCCAAAGCCTTTAAAGGTATCGATGCTCAGATAGACGAGGGAGAGCTTAAAACCTCACTCGTTGGCAATGCAGGCAATAAAAAGGCTAAAACCGAGTTAGAGCTAAAAATACCTCGCTTTAGCGATGTAACCCTCGACTTCATCAGCCGTTATAAGAACGTGCCGATGATATTCGTAGTCCCCGATGCCCAAGGCACTCTATGGGTAATAGGCACCAAGATTAACCCTGCTTATATGGATACTGCCGAAGCCACTACCGGCAAAAAAGCCGAAGATGATAGCGGTATTACCCTCAAAATCATCACAAACTCAAAACTGTACAAATATGCAGGAACCATCGCCGAATCATAAGTACTTTAAGTCGCTCCTTCCTGAAGGTACCGCCTACTACACCCAGCCTAAAGAGCTTGGGGGCGGTTTGGAAGCAGTCGATTTAAGCCGTATACCTCATAATATCATAAACCTATACCTGGCGGGCTTTCCTTACTATGCCTTGCAAGAAGAAGCTGCCGAGCTACTACAAGCCCTCAGCTCCGACACCTTGCTAAAACTCATAGAAAAGAAAAAACAACAATACCCGCCTGATGTGCCTATCTTAGAGCGCGCCTTGACATTGAAAGCAGCGGCAAAAAACAATTCACAAAAAACCGTGAAAAGTGACTAATTACCGAGAACAATACAAACGTTTACTCATAGAGTATGAACGCCTTGGAGGCAATCTTCAAGGCGTTCCTCGCTTTTATTCCTTAGAAAACGAGGCAAAGCTACGCAGGGAAATGAGCAAATTAGCCAATAAGCCAATTAGCCAATTAGAAAATGAGCCAATTAGCCCGTGCGGCTCGCACCAAATTGACAAATCGGCAAACAGCCCGTGCGGCTCGCACCAAATCGACAAATTAATCTCCGATTATCCCCAAACGCTACACCCTGTATACCTCGCCAAGAAAAACCATTGGCTACAAGCCTGCTCCCTCAAGCTAAGCCTCAATGCCCTCCCAGCCGACCAAGAAAGCCAAGCCCGCGCCCTACAGCAGCAGCTATGGCAACTATTCGAGGAAATGGACGCCTGCGATACCGTGCTCGACCATTGGAGTAAGTACAAACGCATATTGCTACCCACCGCCCCCTCCCAAGAAGAAGCGTTAGATAAGTTGAGCCCTACACAACTGGTACAACGCCTGCACACCCTGCGCAGCAATATCGTATCGAGGGAAAAAAGCCTTATAAAGTGGAGGCTACAAGCCGCCGAAAGTGAGGGCGAAAACTTTACTTTGATAGAAAAAATATTCAGAAAAACCGAAGAGTTAAAGCAACTAAAGCTGCTGGTAAAAACCATTGAAAAAAAGATAGAAATGAAGTAATTTTTTAGGAGGTATAAAAAATAGTCCTCCGTTATTAAATAAAAAACTCCTACATCTTTTAAGTAATAATAGCCAATAGGGCACGGAGGACTTATGTCTTTCCGCCTATTGGCTATTATTATGTTTAGATGTAGGAATTGCAAAGGTACAAAATAAATTTAAATTAAAAAAACAAAAAATGAAATCTATATCAAAAAATTGGCAAAGAACACCTATAAGCTACTATGGAGGCAAACAAACTATGCTTCCTTATATTTTACCATTAATACCTAAACACGAAATTTATACAGAGCCCTTTTTTGGAGGTGGAGCTGTTTTTTGGGCTAAAGAACAGGTTAAAACAGAGATTATTAATGATTTTAATACTAATGTTTACAATTTTTATAATGTACTGAAAAACAATTTTAGGGCATTAAAAAAAATAGTAGAAAACACTATTATTAGCCGTGATGCTTATAAATCAGCATTAATAATCTACAACACCCCTCATTTATTTTCAGAATTACAGAGAGCGTGGGCTTTTTGGTTTGCTACAAATTTTGGATTTTCTAACCAAGTTATGAACTGTAGAATAACTTCTAATTCAAAAAATGTGAAGTTATTAAATAACAAAATAGAAAAATTTACTGATGAATATTCTAAGCGATTACAAAATGTACAATTAGAAAATAATGATGCTTGCGAAGTAATTCAAAAAAGAGATGATATTATGGCCTTTCATTATTGTGATCCTCCTTACGTTGGAGCAAATCAAGGACATTATGGAGGATACACTCAAGAGCATTTTAATGAATTATTAAATACTTTATCTAGGATAAAAGGAAAGTTTATATTAAGTTCCTATCAAAATGAAGAATTAATAAGATATGTTAATGAGTTTGATTGGAAACAACATAAAATACTACTGCACTTAGGGAGTAGTAATACAAGAAACAAGAAAAGACAAGAAATATTAACAACAAATTTTTAAATATGCAAGAAATATTAGCACCTTTAGAATGGTATACCGTTCAAAGAAAAGTTTCGGAACTTGTCCCTTACGAATACAACCCCCGAAAAATATCTGATTTAGACAAAAATCGTCTAAAACAGTCATTAGAAAAGTTTAATTTGGTAGAAATTCCAGTGATTGATATTGATAACACTCTCATTGGAGGACATCAAAGAGTAATAATTCTTTTTGAGTTAGGGAGGGGAGAAGAAATTATAGATGTTCGTATTCCTAATAGAAAACTTACAGAGGAAGAATTTAAAGAGTATAATTTGCGGTCAAATATTCTTAATGGAGAGTTTGATTACGAAAAAATATCAGATTTCTTTTCAGAAATTAATCTTACTGAAATAGGTTTTGACGTCTCTTTTTTTGATAATTTTATTCAATCAGAAAATAATGTAAAAATAGAAATGGAAGATGAAGTAGATGTTACTCTTTCCAAGAATATCCAATCAAAAGAAGGTGATATTATTGAATTAATATCTTTAAGAAAAGGAATAACGCATAAGGTTATATGTGGAGATTCAACCAAAGAGGAAACTTACAAAAAATTACTTGGGGATGATACTTTTCAACTGATAATTACGGACCCTCCTTATAATGTAAACTATGAAGGTTGCACAAAAGACAAATTGAAAATTAAAAATGACAAAATGAGTGATAATGCTTTCTTTGAGTTCTTGTACAGTTTTTTTGAAAATACCTTTAATTTCTCAATAAATGGGTGTCCTACTTATATTTTTTATGCAGATTCTGAAGCTATAAATTTTAGAACTGCAATGCAAAAAGCAGGATATAAGATATCAAATGTATTAATTTGGGTAAAAAACCAACTAGTTTTAGGAAGATTTGACTACCAAATGAAACACGAACCTATTCTTTATGGTTGGCAGACAAAAGGGAAACATTCTTGGTATTCTGATCGCAAACAATCAACTATTCTTGAATTTGATAAGCCTAAGAGAAATGCTGATCACCCAACAATGAAACCTATTGAACTTATAGGTTATCTCATTAAGAATAGTTCCCAACAAAAAAATATTGTGGGAGATTTATTTCTCGGTTCAGGTTCTACACTTATTGCTTGTGAAATGAATTGGAGAACTTGTAGAGGAGTAGAATATGATCCTCAATATATGGATGTTATTATACGACGATGGGTACATTATATGAAAACAAATCATTTGGAATACAAAGTTATTTGTAATGGAAAAGTTCTTACAGAAGAAGATATTAGCATATACTTAATGAGTAATTAAAGTTTTTTTCTATTGTGATCTTGCAAAGGTAAAAAAATATTAATACTTTTGTCACCAATAAAATAATGAGTAGAGTAGGAAAATACCGTTTATGTAAGAGATTATTACAGAATAAGGATGAAATTTATGTAAAACCTTATACAAGAAGTTCAAGATGGAATCTATTAACAAAAATATAAAATGTATGAAAAAGTTTTTATTTATCTGCACTGCATTAGCCCTTATAGCTTGTGAAAAAAATTATAAATATGTTGAAAGCGTTGAAGAAAATTTAACACAAGAAGAAAAAGAAGACAACTTTACTGAAAAGAATGACACTTTGGCATTTTTGAAAGCTTATCATAACTTCTTGGTTTCTAAAAAGTCAAAAGAAGATTTAAAAAGGCATAATGTATCAAACAAAACAGTAAAAGGTTTTAAATTATTCAATTCAAATGGAGAAGAAATTTCAACAATTTCTTTTGTTACTCGTGAAAAAGCAATGAAAGAGATTGAAAAAGAAGTTATGTCAATGCCAAGTACATTAGACAAAATTAAAAATGATTTAGAAAATGAGAGATTGGCTAATATTGATTCTTCAAAGGTGAAAGAATTAGCTTCTTTGTTTGTAGAAAAGAATGATGAATTTGAAGGACACTCTTGGATTGAACCTAAAACAAAACCTAAATATAGAAATCAAAATGCCTTTTATCTTTATTTTATGAAAACAAAAGAAGGATACCCTACAAATCTTCGTTTTGTTGGACAATATACAGCAGATGATTGGTTATTTATTCAATCTATTAAATTTAATATAGATGGTTATATTTGGGACTATACTCCTAACAAAATAGAAAGAGATAATAATACAATGATATGGGAGTGGTTTGACGATAATGTGGGAAGTTTGAATGCAGGCTTAGTAGAAGCCATAGCTTATGCTGAAAAACCTATAAAAGTAAGATTTATAGGTAGACAATATTATAAAGAAAAAACTATTTCTAAAAAAGAAATAAAATCATTTCTTGAAACTATTCAATATTACAAAGCTTTGGGAGGTAAATACTAATTTTAACTAAAATAACCTGCATTTTTTTGTAGGTTATTTTTTTATTCTTATTTTTGCATCGCGTAATCAAGAGCAGCACTTGTAAAAAGTTGCAATAAAATAATTATTTAAAAATATTCCGTGAAGGTGTGTATAGTAGTAATGCTATACAACAAAAGCATCCGTGCTCTTGATTACGCAACACCCACTCACGGATTTTTTTATTTTCAACACACTAATGAACGACTACAAAGAAATTCTCAAAACATTACTTTTGCGCTATTATTCTCCCCATCCTATAGGTATGGTCGAAAAGCAATACAAAACTACCTCGCAGGTGCTCTATATGGCACAGGGCATCATTCCTACCGAACCCATAGACCAGCACGACATCTACGATGTACTTCAAGAATTAGGGTTCACCATCGAACTGGTAGAAATGCCCGATAATACGCTTGTCTATTGTTGGTGTTTATACAAAAAAGCCCTGCAGTAGCAAGGCGTTTTTTTTTTCTTTTCTTTTTTTTTTTTTCTTTTTTCCTT